ATGCAGTGGACTTACGAAGGCAACGAGATTGACCAAATACCAAACGACTACGAAGGATTTGTTTATCTTATTACCAACACCACTACAGGCCAGAAATACATAGGCAAGAAACTAGCAAAGTTTAAAACTACTAAGCCACCACTTAAAGGCAAGAAAAATAAACGGCGCGGAACTAAAGAAAGTGACTGGAGAGAATACTATGGCTCCAGTGATAGACTGAACGCAGACGTTGCAGCACTAGGCGCAGATAAATTTACAAGAGAAATACTATACCTATGTAAAGGTAGGGGCGAAATGTCCTACATAGAGGCAAGAGAACAGTTTGATAGACGTGTACTTGAAACAGATGAATACTATAATGGTATTATAAATGTTAGAGTCGGTGGATCAGACAAACTCAAACAGGCATTACTAGAACATCACATGCAGGCAAAAAAATCAATTTAATCAGTTGACAGCTACATCGAAATCAACTATACTTGTTTATAGGCAGATTTAATATACAAGCTCAACAGGCATCCACAGGCAAACATTCCAACACATAAGGTTAGCGGGCCGGATAATAATACCGCTGTGGAAAAAGCTCTCGTATAGAAGCACACGTACATATTGATCGACTACCCAGAGGTAGGAAGCCACCAAACAAATTGGGCTCACTGGTTGATATAGATTGTATTGTTGGCAGTCGAAAAACACAACATAGTTCATAAAAACCCTTTAGCACTAGGAACGAAGCGGGGGAATAGTGTTACATATAATGTACATTGTATATTATAAGCAACATAATGTCGACGGAGGATGGGAAAGGTCAGAGCCCATTGAACTTGTGTATAAAAAATTACCTCTTTCCAATGTCTTGGCTGTGCAGACTCACATGAAGTTGCCGAAAAAGATGACGGGGCTAGAAATAGTTCCGTCTGACTAAACAATCTACATGAAATTAAAACATTAATACATTCGTATTAATGCAGTATAATATCATATAATTAATCATTCACTTATACGAAGTATGTGTAGTTAGAGCGTTAGCGATAACTTGTATTAACGAAGTTAATACACTAACTGATATAAAAAGTAATAAATACGTTCATATAACATTAATGGATACATCAGATGAAAATAAACGACTTACTTAATGAATCGCAAAAGCTTGATGAGTTAGAAATGCCTAACTTTGCCACTAAACAAGGTAGATCTATTAATCGTGCTGAGAAAGCAGGAGCTGCTGATGTAAAACAATCTGTTAAGGATTTGTCAGTTGAATTTGCAACACGTCTTGGTACGCAAGGTAAAAAGTTTAATACTGCTACTACTGATGATGTTATTGAATTTTTGAAGTCTAAGAATGTTGATACTTCTAAGATTGACACTACATCTCCGATGGATAAGAACAGAATTGGATTAGTGTTTACTACTTTGGTTAAAGATAAGATTATGGGTAAAAGTATAGCTGCTCAAGAGCCAGGTCCAAGTAAAGGAAAATTTACTAAGCCTGTTGCTAAAGCTAATCCTGGGAAGACTCCTGGTAGCAACGTCATGACAATTCAGCAGGCGATCGCAAAACTTAATCCAAAACAACAAGCATCTATTAGACAACTAGCAGCTAAACAGGCAGGAGTAGTATAATGAGACTTAACGAGATCGATTTAACACAGCGTACACTAATTACTGAAGGATGGAATGATCCTCGCTTAACACTACTTGAAACACAACATATTATTCCTTTTATCACAAATGTTGAGCGTTATATTGTAGAAGCAAACTTAAACCCACAACAGATTAGTCAATTGTTTACAGATGTCGAAGCAGGAGCAACAGCAGCAGGAGGCAACAGATCTTTACTTGGCAAAGGTGCAGATGTTGCCAAACTTCCTGTTAAGGCACTTAAATTTATTGACGGTCAAATTAACAAGCTAGGAGCAGCAGTACAAAAAGCTGGGCCAGTTGAAAATGCAGATGCTAAGTTTGAACAATTAAAAGCTAAGATTGGTGCTAAAGACAGTAAAGTTGTTAAAGCAATACAAGGCGTTAGTGACTGGGCAAAAGAAAATCCTGGCAAAGCAAGTATTGCTGTAGCTATTTTAACAGCAGCGGCTGCTATGGCTGGTGGACCACTTGGTGGTGCGTTAGCTGGCTTTTTAGCAAGGGCAACTAAAGATTTATTACAAGGCGAAAAACTTTCAACAGCAGCTGGTAAGTCACTTAAGACAGCAGTTCTTGGTTATCTATCAGGAAAAGCATTCCAGTTTATGTCAAGCGAATTTAAGGATTTTTTTGCTACTGGAAGCGACGAAGATGTTAAAGCAGCAGCAGAAACACTTAAAAATGCTGCTGCGAAACCTGCAATAGATGCTGCAACCTTAGAAAATGGTCCTGCAAAAGAAGCATGGAATAATGCTTTTCCTGGAGGAGGAGCAGTAATAGTTGAGATCAATCAAGGTGGCACTGTTGGTAGTTATTTTAGTGGCGAGGTTATTTTAACACAAGATCAAGCAGACACATATGTCGCCTTAGGCGCCGCAGCTGATAAGGCAGCAATGGATACAGGAAAAGAATTCCTAGGATCTACGATGCCTAATTCGTTTAGTCCCGAAGCTCGTGCAGCAACAGCTAAAGTATATGCCTACTTAGAACAAGTTAAAGCATCAACAGATCAAGACGCACTAAAAGCATTAAGACTGGCAGGCATTAAAGCAACTAATGCTATTGTAGATGCAGGTCAGGAAGCACTAAACGATCCTGAACTTAAAGCACAAATTGCAAAACTTACAGGCGATGCAGCAAAAGACGTTGCAACAATGGGCACTATTGCTGACATTGCTGCACCACTCGGTCAAGGTGCTGTAACAGGTGCTGCGTCAAGCAATAAAAAATCAACTAAAGAAGAAAGTAAAAATCTTTCTGCACTACAAATTGAAACAGTTATTGAATGGTGTGACCAATCACCGGCTGTGATGTTAACAGAAGGTCCACTAGATGCAATTAAGAAAGGTGCAGCGGCAGCAGGCGGAGCAATTAAAAAAGGCGCAGCAGCAGTTGGGGCAAAAGCAGCAAAGATTGGCAAGAACATAACAACTAAAGTTACTGCTGACAAATTAAACAAAGCATGGGCAGCAGCAGGTAAGCCAACTGACAGCGATGCTGTTGCAAACATATTAAGACAACAAGGTGTCGATGACAAAGTGTTAGCACCAGTTTATAAAACACTAGGAGCAAAACTTCCACCAGCACCAGTTGCACCACAACCTAAAGGAGCAGCACCACAACCTAAAGGAGCAACACCACAACCTAAAGGAGCAACACCAGCACCTATGGACTTTAAAGGTATACAGCAGGCAGTTGCAAAATTAAGTCCGCAAGATGCTAAAGCAATAGTTACTCATATTGATTCACTTAGCAAAGCACCTGGCCCTAAGCAAGTAAATGCTACACCAGTTGCTGATCCAGCAACACAAGACGCTACAGCAGCGCCTACAGCACCTAAAAATGCGGCAGCAGGAGATACGTTTGAAAAAGCTAAAGGTGACATCCGTAAAGTGCAAGGTGGACAAAAACCCTTGCCGCCAAAGTTTGCAGCCGACATACAAGCTTCTATTGCTAAACTAGCAAAAGGTGATAAAGAAAACGGAGTAGCCGCAGCACAGAAGATTATGAAGTTTGCTAGTAAAGGAATTGATGTTAGTAAACAACAGCAAGCCTGGATTGCAAATGCTAAAGCAGGCGAAAGATTCCTAACACAAAGCATTTACTTTGAAATTAGTAAAATGTTACGTGAACATAATCTAAGTTGGAGTGACTTAGGTATGCGTGTACACTTGTTAGAAGGTACTAATAGTCTGTTTGGAATTAGTTTAATTTAAAAGAATGGCAGTTGTGTTTTCTTAGTTGTTTCTAAGTTTTCTTTGATAAGGTCATTAAGTAACTGCCTATCTTCATAACTCGTAGAAAATCCCTCGTCAAGACTCATGCCGCCGCGCATGTACCAACAAAGCTTCATTACTTCTGATTTAATTTCTTTTTGTTGGTTTTCATAGTTCTTAACTTCTTCTAGGATCTGAGCCACCGGCCAAGCTAAGATCCTTATCCGAAAAAATTCGATTGATCGAATGTAATTGGAATCTCATAAGTTTCTGGAGCACCGGCTGCAATATCTTCTTCATTGCTTTGTACTTTAATAGGCTCGATTGCAAACTTTTCACGTTGCGTTTCAAGATGATCAGTTATGCCTTTAAAGAATTCTTTATCTACGTTATCGATAAATTCTTCAATATGTACACGATTAGTTACTTCTGTGTCACCGATTTGTAATTTAGCAATACTTTTAACCATCATATTAACTGTTATATTAGTAAGCTTTTTAAAACTAGCACTAAATCTGCCTAGTTTTTCTGCATCATCCATCTCGTCGTCATTGACTAAAGTAAAAATACGCTGTTCTTCAAACGTTTTCAAATTACTTTCAGTAAACTCTTTATACGTTAACGGGCGCAACTCGATATTGATATCATTAATTACTAACATATTATCAAACTCTGGAGTTACAATTTTACTTAATACTGTTCTAAGGTCTACTGCAAAATCTCTTTCTTCACCGATACCTGGAACTTTTGTTGTAATTTCTAGACTTTCGCCGTATGTAGCTATGCGAATTGCTACTAAGCATGCATCTAAATCTACACTAGGCATTTGCCAAGCATTTTTTATATTAGGCATACAACTTTGAATTACATCAACAGTTGCCTGTCCATTAAGTAATGCATCGGGCGTTTTAATAAGTAACTCGTCTTTTGCAGTCATTGCAAATACAGGTAATTCACTGTTGTCAGGCATATCAAGTACACCTTCTTCATAGAACTTTCCTCTCGACGGAAGTGTAACATATACTTTAGGTTGTCTAAAATACTTGCGTAATGGGTTTTGTTCAATATTGCTACTAAACTTAGCTGGATCAAATTCTGACATTCTGTTCTCCGTATAAATACAATGTAATAGTATGTATCTCTTTTATTTATATGCGTATATAACTTGGAAAACACAACGTGGCTGATGAAGTACAAATTAATAATGTAGGTGGCGATGGCATAGCTAGTGAAGTAACTCTCGCAAGGCTTGTAGCTGTCACTGAGCAGATGGCCAAAAAGGCTGGCATTGATCCTAAAGATGTTACTAAGAAGCTTAAAGATTTAAGCAACGCAACTGGTGACACTATTAAAATTAGCACTAAGAATAGAGCTGAATTAAAGAAACACACCAAAGAAGTTAATGCTGCTACAAAGGCGCTGAAGTCGATGGCATCATCGATTGGCACTGGTCTTTTTAATAGCTTCGGCGCTATTACTAGAAGCGGCACTGAAATGGTAAAGGCATTTGCAGCTGGTGAAAAGTCACTAAGTGCATTTGCTGGACATTTACCTTTAATTGGAGGCAAGCTTTCTATTCTTACTGGATTGTTTGATGATAGTTTTGCTGCTTTTCAAAACGTTGCTATGTCAGGAGCATCATTTAATAATAGCTTAACTGAACTTAGAGACACATCAGCTAGAGCTCGTATGTCACTTTCTGAATTCACTAGCATGATTTCGTCAAACTCAGATAAACTTGCAGCTTTTGGCGGAACAGCAACTCAAGGTGCAAAAATGATTGCTGCTATGACTAATAGTAACGGCAAAATGCGAGAAGATCTTTTGAACTTAGGATTTACTTTCGAAGATATCAACGAAGCAATGCTCGATTATTCATATATAACACGAGCAGGTAATAGAGGTAAAGTACTAGAAGGTAAGGCTCTGGAAGCTCAAACGGCAAATGCTGGCGAATATGCAAAACATCTAAATACTCTTGCTAAATTATCAGGCGCTGAAGCAAAGGCTACTGCTGAAGCTGTTAATCAAAAAATGCAAGATGTAGCATTTCAAAGAAAACTTGCAACCATGGGCGCAGAAGAACAAGCAAAAGTTAAAATGGTGATGCAGCAAGCAATGGCCGTCGGCGGAAAATCTGCGGTGGATGCTCTAGCTGCACAATTTTTAGGAATGCCTGCGGTAACTGAAGACGCTCGAATGTATACTGCTACTATGAGTACGCAAATGGGTCTATTAACATCTAGTCTAGCAACTGCTCAAGATGAATCAGTTAAGACTGATGAAATGTCAGCAAGAATACTAACAGGCACTGTAGCGTTAATGGATGCAAACGCAGAATCAGCTAAAGAATTTGGAACACTACTAGATGCTGCTGCTGTTGGAGTCGGCGGCAGTGCTGAAACAATTTCAGGATTTTTTAATGATGCAACAATAAAATTTACTGATTATATCAGCACAACTGGAGAACTTGATAGGGCAAGAGCGGAACAAGCAGTCAAAGACGCCCAGGCAGAATCTGATAAGCGCGACAAGAATACTGAGACAATGGCTTCATTTACTGAAGCCTTAGGAACTTTACAATCGGCATTTCAAACTCAAGTTATTACTCCTCTAATGGAAGCAGTTGGTCCAGCTTTAAGAGAATTAGTAGGTGTATTGTCAGGCGTTGAATTTGACGATCAGGGCAAGCCTCTGAAAGATGCAGAAGGTAAGGTAATCCAGGGCGAAAATATCTTTGCAGGGGCTATTACGAAAATTAGTGATTATATTAATAACGATTTAGCGCCGGGCATACTAAAATTTATTAATGTATTTAAAGATGATCCTGAAAAGTCAATTCGCGAGATGTTTGCCAAAGGAACTGCCGCGTTATCTGGCATGATAAAAGACTTTTTCCTCGGTGCAGAGATAATAGGCCCACTTCAACCCGACGAAGATCGCCGACAAGGCGGTTTCTTAGAAGATTCTATCGTTCCTATGTTCAAGGGCCTTGGCACTTCATTAGTTAACGGAATGATAGACGGTGTTAAATCAATGTGGGAAGCCGATCCAGTTACAACTGCATTGGTTGCTGCAATCGGCGCATTTTTCCTTGCGCCAGGAGCAACCATTGCGTTAGCAACCGGCGTAGGCTCCATGATGGCAGCTGGCGTAAAGAAAATGAAAAACTTTGCGATGCCAACAGCACCGAAAGTACCTGTTAAACCGCCTGTTAATAGTCCAACAGTTGGTAGAGATCCAAAAACAGGTAAATTTACAAGTTTAAAACCTGATGCAAATAGCGGCATGTTAAAGAAAGCCGGCAAATTAGGTATGCGTGGCCTTAAATTTATTCCTGGCGTTGGGTTAATAGCTGCCGGAGCAATGGGTCTATATGACGGCGCAACAGGTTTTAATGCAGATCCAAATGCAGGCTTTGGCGAAAAAATGGGCAATGCAGGATCTAGTGTGCTAAATGGATTATCATTTGGTCTATTAGGTTCAAGTTCGGCTGAAATTGCTGAAAATGCTGGAAATGCTGGAAATGCTGGAACAACCCCAACAACAAGTTCTCCAGGAGCGCAACTAGCTCAAATACTAACAGAGCAACAAGTAGCTGCTTTAGAAAGAATTGGCAAAGTTAATCTTAGTGACTTTAATACAAGTCTTGGAAGACTAGACATTAGTAATATTTCATATCTTGCAAATGTAGATTTTACAACATTTGCAAATGGATTAAAAATATTTTCTGAAATTACTGGACTAAAAGAACAATTTGAAAATCTAGCAGTTGCTAATCTTATAGACCTAAGTGATTTTAATACAAGTCTTAGAAGACTAGACATTAGTAATCTTGGATATCTTGCTTCTACTGATCTTTCTATGTTTTCAACTGGATTAAAAACGTTTGCTGAAATACCAAACTTAAAAACACAATTTGATGCAATTAATTCACTTGACGCAGCACCAGTTATACGTTATACTAGTGCTATGGAAAATTTAGTCGAAGTTTTAAACAAAGTCAATGATGAGCTAGCTAAAGACAATAATGGAATGTTTTCCAAAGGAACAGGAACTAACGCAGGTGACATGATAAACAGCGTTGGCGGACTCAACAATGGCGGTGGAGCAGGCTCAGAACAGTTAAATACTATTATGAACCAAGTGTTAGCAGAATTAAGATTAATTAAAGGCTTTGAAGAATCAACTGCTAAGAACACTAAAAATATAACATCAGGTAACATTGCGAAAAGTGGCGCAAGTGTAACTGGTAACTAAAGGAAGAAAAAATGAGTTGGAAGAAACATTTTACGCCAGTAGCAACGGGTGATAATCAAAACGGAAGTTACTCTCCGTTTACAAGCCGCGGCAATGGTAATATGGCTGGCCCAGCACGTTCTAACTATTCAAGTTACTTGCCTGATGTGTATGTAGGTTCGCCAAACAGAGTTGAACGCTACGGACAATATAACACAATGGATCAAGACAGTGAAGTTAATGCTGCACTTGATATCCTTGCTGAGTTTTGTACACAAAAGAACGCATCAAACAATACACCCTTCCTTGTAGACTACAGAGGCGAAAAGGCAACCAATAGCGAAGTTAATATTATTGGACAGTACTTACAACAATGGAATAAACTACAAAGCTTTGAAACAAAGATATTTAGAATACTACGCAATGTATTTAAATCAGGCGATCAATTCTTTCTTAGAGATCCAGAAACTAAAAAATGGTTTCATGTTGATCCTGCAAACGTAACACGTATTATTGTAAATGAAAGCGAAGGTAAAACTCCTGAACAGTATGTTCTTAAAAATATAAATTTTAATTTTAAAGACGGCATTGCAACAACACCATATGTAAACAATGGTAACATGAGTCCAGCGGGTGGCGGACAATTCCAATCAAATAATTCAGGCGGCGGAGGTGCTAAAGGTGCTGTAGGACCACAAGCAAGTGCCAGCGGTTCACGCTTCACAACTGACGATTCGGAATTTACTGTTGATGCAGAACATGTTGTACATTTAAGTTTATCAGAAGGATTAGACAACAACTATCCGTTTGGTAATAGTTTACTTGAAACTATCTTTAAAGTATACAAGCAAAAAGAATTATTAGAAGACGCAATTATTATATATCGTGTACAACGTGCTCCAGAGCGCAGAGTATTCTATGTTGATGTGGGCAACATGCCATCACACCTTGCTATGCAGTTTGTGGAGCGTGTTAAGACGGAAATACACCAGAGACGAATCCCATCGTCAACAGGGGGTGGTGCTAATGTCATAGACAGTTCATACAATCCTTTGTCAATCAACGAAGATTACTTCTTCCCACAAACAGCAGAAGGGCGTGGATCAAAAGTTGAAACATTACCAGGCGGTACTAACCTTGGAGAAATTGATGACCTTAGATATTTTACTAATAAGCTCGTACGTGGTTTACGAATCCCTAGCAGCTATCTACCAACCGGGGCTGA